TAGCATTCAAAACAGCACTATTGTCAGATTTACCTTTATTAAGGTCAATAGACACAAGAATATTACCCTGAGGTACTACTACAGCAGTTTGAGGTAATTCATACTGGAAAATTTTATCACTATCTCTAGAAGTAACTAAAAATGTTCCATTATAAAGAATTGGGTTTGCACCATAGACTGTAACTTGGTCTCCAACAAGAACACCATGATTATTCTTACAAGTAACAGTAGCATACTTATTATCAACACCACCAAAGGTAATAGTGTCAACTTCAATTAATTTTTTAACATTATACAACCAAGTTTTCAATTCTGGAGTTGTTGCTGTACCACCTAACTTAGAAATCGTTAATTTATCACCAGGAAGGTAATATGAACCAGTATCAGTTAATGTAGTCTCTTCCGCATCTACAATACCAACAACATTCATTACAACTTCTTGAGCCGTACCTTTATTGATATAAACTTTAAAATTAGATTTAACTTCCGTGGCAGCGTCCCATTCCCTTGCAGTAGTATTACTTGCACCACGTGTACACTCAATAAACTGGTTTAATGACTTTTCTTTATATTGAACAACTTCACTATCACCAATTAAGAATTCACCATTTCTTTCTGGCCATCCAATTGTAGAGTCAACTGTAATGATATTAGAAGTTGCAGTAAGAGGTTCTGCGAGTTTTGTTTTATATGGAACTACAAATTTTCCTTTAATTGTCTCTTCAGAGAGAATTAACTCATAAATGGTAGTTTTAGAGGTATTAATTGCAATATAATTCTCTACAAGAGCACTTGCTGCTAAGATATTTGCATCAGCAATATCCGCATCTTGAGATAAAAGTCCGTCCCTAATATTAGTTGCACTACCAGAAACCAACGTAGCACGGAGAACAGTATCAATTGACCACGTAGCTGCGGATGGTTTTGTAATTTGATCCTTAGGATATGAAACACTAACTGTTTCACCATAAAGTAATTTGAATAAGTACGCAATACTGAAAGAAGTACCCTTAGAAAGATAAAAATCTCTTACAGTTTTAATAGCATTCCGTACATCAATCTTTGTATAGTCTAATTCAGGAACATCAGGTAAGAATTGTTCCGTATACTTATCAAGTAATCTTTTTACGAAAAGTGCATCTAAGCATTTAACTGGAGCATCTACGGCATGAGCAATAGCAGTAGTATTATTGGAAAATACAGCATTTCCACTTTCTGTATACTTAACAATAGCACTTGCTGCTCTAGCACACCCTTCAAATGCTGCTTTACTATATCCCGAACCTTGCTTATTAATCTTATATCCAGTAACCTCGTTTAATCCAATTTCAACAGATGCTTTAGCACTTGGAGGAGATTGAATAGTAACTTGTGGTGGATATGCAGCACTATAACCTGTTCCGAAACTTGTTATATTGATATCAGTAATTTTTCCATTAAAGATAGAAGCAACAGCAGTTGCACCACTTCCAGCACCACTAGTTCTTGTATCAGTAATATAAACTGAAGGTACATCATCATATCCAGAACCACCATCTAAAAGTTCGATAGCAGTTAAACGACCATCACCATCAACATTAACTTGTAAAACTTGAGCACCAACAGGGTCTATAATTGCTACTCTTGGTGGAGTATCGTATCCCTGACCTGCATTAAGAACAGAAATAGAAGTAACTACTCCATCTGTTAAATTTGCTCTTAATGCTGCTTTAATTGGGTTTGAACCAGTAGGTTCATCAACATATACAACAGGAGCAGTCGTATATCCAGATCCACCAGCAGTAACTGAGATTGTTCCAGTTATAGAACCACCAGCAACACTCACAGTACCTAATGTAGCACCTCCAGGCTGCTTGAAAGTAACTCTAGGTGTAAATGTATACCCACTACCAGAACTGACGATATTAACTGCAGATACTACACCATCTACAACTGTTGCTGTAACCTGAGAAGGAATTGCACCTGTTTTAGTTGGTGCTTGCAACTCAACAGCAGGAGGGTTAGTATCACTATAACCTTTTCCTCCATCTAAAAGAGTTATAGACTTCAAACCATTAACTAAAGTAGTACCAGAAGCACCATATCCAGCATCAGAGTTGATAGTAACTTTTGGTGGATAGTCAAACTTATAATTTGCACCACTTTTACTATTTTCAATAGAAGTTAGGTTACCACTATCATTAACACGTGCATAACCAACTGCATTAGCACCAAAAGAAGGAATTGGTGCTTCAATGGAAAACAACCCTAAAAATCGTCCATTTAAAGGTGCTGTATTGAATATAAAGTAGTCTCTATCAATATAAAAATCTTGTTTTGGTATTAAAAGTGTATTATCATAAACTGCAATAACAAATTCATCAACAATAGGTTCATAAACAATACCATTTCTAGTAATTTTAAAGGAAGTCTTACCTTCTCCAAAAGCACCAGAAAGATTATCAAGAGGAACGATACTATTCTCAATAAAACCACTTAAAAAGTTAATATAAGTGTTTTCAGAGCTATCTGCAGGAATTCTAGTTCTAGGAGCAGTAGTAAAGGTAATTTTTGTCCCATCAACAGTATAATCAATACCAGGAACCTGTACTTTCCCAAAAACACTCACAATTAAGTGTTGTGGAGTAGGAGGTGTTATAGGATTACCTGCACTTAATAAATTAAAGACTCTAGTATTACCATCAAACTGATCAATCAAACTTTCAACAGTTTGCCACTTTAATTTTACCTGTTCATAAGAAATACCTGGACTTAAAGCAATATTAGGAGCAGCAGAAGTTTTTTCATAATAAACTACTTCATCACCTATTAAAACAGTACCATTTTTCTCTATAAACTGGTCAACACTCTCTACAACAATTTTTTCAGACGTTGTTGTAATTGCTTCTACAACTTTCGTAGCACCATCAAGAATTCCAACATCAAGTTTATCAATATCAAGATATTGGAGGAAATTATTAACAATATTCTGACCCAGACCTGTCTTTTCTTGAGAATTATAATAATACTCGATGAATTTGTTGAAGAGAGGATACTCCGCTTGAATAAAATCAGGAGATTGCGATGCTACGCTCTGAGAGACCTTATTTACGTTATTCATCTATTTAAAAACAGCTTGATGTGTTGAGAGACCCTGTATTACTAATAGTCGGAATTTCAACCGTTGTTGGTGGTTGATTAAAGACTGTAGGAGTCAAACTATTTAGTGGTATAGTAGGAGGTGGAGTAATTCCAATTGGTGACACTGTAATGTCTGGAATTACAATATTAATGATTGTTCCTGGTGTTGTTGAAGGAATTGTCGCATTATTTGCAGGAATGAAGATAATTGGTATCGTTAAATCTGATGGTAGCAAAGATAAATCAATAATTGTACCAATACCAGTCGTAGCATTAGTAATATTTAAATTTGAGTTATCTGTAAGATTATCCCCAGTACCAATGATATTAGCAGGTCCAAAACATATTTTACCTGTATCATAATCAACATTACCTGCAGTTTCGTTCGTATATACCTTTTTATTACCAGTATTATAGAACATTCTCAAATTACCATAACCATCATCTTCAAATTGCTGATCTACACCAGGTCTATCATATGTTCTAAATGTACCAGATAAAATAACAGGTTCTTTCTTACAAGCAGAAGAACTATCTCCACCATCTTTACTAGGTGAACTATTATAAATTCCTGAACCAGTAGATACACAATATGTGTTTGTTTGATTTGATGATGGATTAATATACTTCAAAAGTGTAGTTTGAAGAGAAACATCACTAACACACTTATTCGCTAAAGTAATTGCTTTCTCAAAAGAATTAGATCTAAATGTAGAATTGAAATTATTGATCTGAGTTTGTCCAGCCCACTCAGAAATAGCATTATTAATATCAGTTTTGATTTCTGCTGCAGTAGAACCGCAACCAGTATCATAATTAATGAAAATCTTATTGTAAATATACATATAATCTGGATCTACGATCACAGGATCGATAGATGCCATTGCATATTTCCTTAAGAGGTCTTGTACCTCTTTTTTAGTAGCAGCATTAAGCAAAGATCCAGTTTTAGTCTTAATTGCTACATAAACCTTACCATAAACAGGAGGAGTTAATGAATCTCCACCATATGCAACAACTGCATCTGTATTTTCATACAATTTTTTAGTCAAAATTGCATAATCTTGGGCAGTTACTGCTCTATTTTGAGAAGAAAGGTATCTAGGAGCATTATATTTGATAGATTCTATGCTTTCTGGGTTTTCTCCTTGTTGAGAATTGTCTAAAACAGTTAAATCTACCTGTGATGGTGAATAAGTTGTACCATTATTGTCTGTAATTGTTCCAACAAACGAAAATGCCTTAATTTCATTTGCTACTTTACCAGATGTTACAAGATATTCAAGATCAATGACCTCTCCATCCTTCAAAGCACGACCAATACTATCATCTCCAAATCTAAGTTCATATCTCATATCCTCCCCTTCAAATAAGAAGTAAATACGAGTTGTACCAGTCAATCCTGTAACGTTATCTACTCTATTATAAAGGTCAGATGCAGTAGATGATTCATTTGGTCTTACTCTTACGTTAAGAGTGGAAATATCAACACTTCCAGAAGGAACGACGTAATTTTGCTTTGCAAAGGTATTAACTATGTAAGAAAAATCGATTAAATTGCCTTCATAGATAATAGTCTTATCTAAAACCGCTTTTCCTGTTGTTAAATCAACAGTTCCTGTAATATCACTTAAAACATTCCAAAGATAACTGCCTCCTGTCCCTATAGCACCCTTTTTCAAGGTTATACTACTAGGATATGCACCATTTACTTGTGTTGTTTGTAATTCGAGTTTTACACATGCTTTAGATGCCTTAATTGACGTTGGAGTGTAATTCATCAACTTTGCAATGTTGACGATATTGTCTCTAATAGTCGCAGAAGGTAAAAATGCCTCATTTAACCCCATATTTGCGTTAAATGCGGTATAATACGTATTATATGCTAAAATATCGATAATATATGACAAAGAAGACCCATCAAAGTCATAATCGGTAAATTCCGACCTAGTTCTTAAGTATGACTTAATTGAGGCTTTAATATCCTCAAAATCTAACGCTGTTAAATTATTCGGTTGCATTACTCAGGTCTCTGTAAAACGAACTCAATTGTCTCAACTAAAGGTAAACCTACAATTCTATACTCAATATAAATGTTGGCTTTATTGCCTTCAAATATTGGTTCCACACTAACAATACTTAATTCAACTCTAGGTTCATATTGATTAATGGTATTTATGATCTCTTCTTTAATCATGTCTGCTACAAAGGGATCTAATGGTTCAAATAGCATATCATAAACCTTTGATCCAACATTGGGTTGAAATGGTTTTTCCCCAGGAGTCGTCAATACCAGATTTTTGACTGATTGCTTAATGGAATTATCATTTTGAACAGTAGCAATATCATCGGTAAAAGAATTTCTTGTAAATCCAATACCGATGTCTTTAAATCCTTTAGACTTTTTAACGTCCTTGGCGGTTATTTGCTTTAAGGCCATTTCTATACTTCATAAAACGTATATTTCAAAAATAGCTCTTCATTAGGTTTTATGGGTTTTATCAC